TATTAATATGAAAAAAAACTAATTAACTAAAGTATTTCTTTCGTTACTCTTTTCTATTCTATCTTCTATCAAATAAGATTTCTCTAATATGAAGTGTAGATCATCAGAAGATATTTTTTCTTTATCAATATGTTGAGCCACTAAACTCATTATTTTTGGTGCTATTTTCTTTGCCATTATCTAAATAACCAAAATAAAAAGTTAATAAATAGAATTGCCCAAAATGTAAATTGAGGTAAACCCCAAACAATATATTTTATAATTCTCTTTTGTAGCTTAACATCTACTGGCATGTTGATTTCTTTTTTTGTTGCTTTTATCATAACAAAAACATTTTTAATATATCTGCAAATAGTATCATACAAATAAATATACCTGTACCTACTAAAGCATATAATAATAATTCAAGTATTTCTTTTTTCATAATTGTTGTATTTGAAAACAAAATTACAAATCTTTTTTAAAATACCAAATTTTTTTTAATAATAAAGATAATTTTTAATGATAATTTAACATTAGGGTATAAAAAAAGGGGGTACGAAACCCCCTTTATAAAATAATCACAAATGATTATAGAGCAGCAATCACAGTTGCGAATGATCCTCTACATAGAGCATTTGGTAAGTAAGTAGTCATAGCTATTCTCTCTTGAACTCTTACTGTGATAAAGTTCTTTTGAACGTTATCAGAATCTTGCTCAAAGAACTCGACACTTACATTTTCTCTTTGCCAAATCTGTGCAGCTTGGCTAAAGTTTCCTACGATAAATTCTCCCTCTGCCATAGCAGTTGATAATCTAACAGGTACACCCATAAATGTTGGCTGAAGTCCTTGATAAACTTGGTCTTTCAAATATCTGTTGTCAGAATCTTTAAGAGATAAGATTTTGTGGAAATCAGTTGGGTGTAATAAAATACCATCTGAAGTATAATTAAATTTAGCAACTTGGTTAAGTGCAGTAATTAATACATCAAATTGTTGAGGAGTTGCGAAGTCAGAAGCACCAAAACCTGATGCACTTGTACTCCATTCTGTAGCTGAATTTCTTAATCCCTCTAAGTTTGGTGCAACACCATTACCACCTAATAACTGGTCATCTTCTACTGCCATAAGTTTGCTTGGTACTCTTGCAGAAATATAAGAAGTTAGTTGCTCTGTGTCATCTAACATTTGCTTACTAATTCTTAAATATGTACCAATTAACTCTACATTCGCAGTTGATGCAGTTAAGTTAAAGTCAGTTTGACCTAAAGCACTTCCCTCTGAAGTTGCAGCAGCACCTTGTGTATATGCACTTTCAGTTATATATCTAATTGTGTCAGAGTTTGTAGTTCCAACAGGTACAATAGATCTAACATGAACTGCATTTGCAGGATCATACTTTATACCAGGTACTCTTGTTGCAGCAATTACTTCTCCAGTAAAATCTGCACCAGTTGTCATATCGGCTTTTACCTCGAATGAAGCTGCTCTCGTTTGACCTTTTTTAAGCCCCTCGATTGCACCACCATCAACTGCTTCTTTTAAAGCACCTTTAAATGTCATTGGCTTACTATCAATAGCATTTTTTTTAGCTTCGATTTCGATAGTGTCCATTCTTTTTTGCATAGCTTCGTGCTTCTCAAGATACTCGTTAGATAAGTTAGAAATCTCACTTTTTAGTGATTCTTCTATTTCACCTTTCGCATTATCTTCAGCAGCATTCATTGCTTTTTCAATTTTGGAATCAACTAAATCTCCGATTTGGTCTAATTCCTTTTTGATTTCTTCGTTCATTGTATTACGAATTTTTTAATTTATTAAACAAATAATTATAAATCTCGCTATTATCTCCTTTTATTTCTGTCGGCTCTGTGACTTCAATTTCAGTCGGCAAAGTGGCACTATCGTTAAAAATTGATTTTAGCTTTATAAGTTCTGCTTCAATAGCATAACCTAAATTGTCAGATATGTTACCCTTGCGAATTAACTTCACAAGTTTATCAAATCTTTTCAATACTTTTTCCTTATCTATATTCCCTTTTACATCTAATATCATTGCTTCATCATTTGCAGCAAGTGTTACTGCTGAAATCTCATACAACTTTACTTCAGTAAGTTTTCTATTATAATTCTCACCCATACCAGATTCTTTTTGAAGTGGTAAAATTCCTACACTATTTTCAGTAATTACACCTGCTTTCATGAGTTCTAAAACATCTTTACCAAGTTGTGTTTTTGGAACTACTGCTTCAAATACAAGACCTTTGTCATCTTCATAAAGATTTTGCATTTTACCAATAGGTTGTTCCATATTGTGTTGGTATAAGTATTTTACTCGCTTACCATTTTCCATTATAGTTTTTGTATAAGCACCTGGTGTGATTATATCACCATCGCTATCTACATTATTAAATACTGAACCATATCCTTTTACGATTCCTGATTTTTCATCGGCATCAATTAATTCACCGATTGGGCTTGACTTATATATTATATTTTCCATTTTACAAAGATATTAATTTTCTATATACTTATATTCTACAAGATCAAAAGCACCACTATCTTCAATTACCTCTATTTTTCTACCATTAGCATTTTCTAACATTTCAATTAGTTTACCAATATCGCCACCAGGAAAACTAATATCAGGTACTTCAGAATTAGGGTGAAGTTTTAAATATTCATCTTGTAATTTTATTAATTTGTCAAAATCTTCCATAATTATAATTTTATTGGTGTAAATTCTCCTGATTCTAATAATTCATCTAATAGATCTAATGCTTCTTTATATAGTTGTGGAAAGTATTTTTCCATAATTACATTTCCATTATATTTCCACTCATAAACATTCGCAAAAACTTCTGCAAAACTATTTGATTTCTTTTTTATATAGTATCTTTTACTATGACCAAAACCAAAGTATTTCATATTATTTATAGCACCAAAAAAATCATTAGTAGTAACCCAGTCAAAAGTAACTTTGCTTTCAGGTATATTTGGAAATAATTTTCTGGCATTATCTAAAGGTGTAAAAACCCCCTCACCTCTATTTAGATTGTTTGCTAATGCACTATTATTTATTTTTAAAAGACCTTTTGTATCAAGTTTTTCAAACATATCAGACATTTTATCAACATTGAATCGTTTATTAACTAATAACCTATCTCGCCAATCTTTCATTTTTTCTGCAAATTTTGGGTGTGCATAATGATTATTTACACCGACATTGTATGACAATTTCCTTGTAGTATGTATTGAATGACCGATTTCGTGAACAAGTACACCTTTACCATTACCCTTTGTCCACCAATTATCTAACGTATTTTTTACACCAAGATAAATTGTGTTTTCTGATGGTCTATAATAGTTTTTTGTTGAATTTTTTACTATTTTAAAATTTACTGGTTTAACAAAATTTCTTAAATATCCATCATCATCACCTAATTGAAAACCTAATTCTTTTAATTCATCTATTTGACTTGGATAAAATTTAGGTCTTTCTTCTTGAATAATTCTTTGTCCAGGAACCCTAACTGGCATTGGTTCAATTCTCTCTGGAATACTTTCTTCAATAACTTCTTCTTTTGGAAAAGGTGCATTAGTACATCTACAATTAATTACATTTGCAGCAGATCCCCTACTATCTCCTGGATATGCTAATTCCTCACCACCTACCAAAAAGTTTTCTTCCATATTAACAACTTGTCCATTTGCTTCAATATGATCTATTCTTACTCTGTTATCTAAAGTAGCAATCCATTCTTTTTTTAAATTTTCTTTACCAAATATATCTACTGCACTTTGATTAGTTGCATAGTTAGCAGCATTAACAGATTCTGTTCTAACTATTCTTTTTGCATTTGAAACAGTAAGTTCATCAAACTTTTTTCTTAATATTCTTCCTGCTCTTGCTTCATTCATAGATTGAAAGTCAGGATCTGCCATATATCTTTTTAATGTTTTAACAAATTCTTTTCTTCTATTACCTGCAATACTTACAACTCTTTCACCTGCTACTTGACCTCCTATATATGCAAACTTCTCATTCCATATATCGTTATATTCAACACTAATGTTTTTTGCGATATACTTATCAAAATTACTTGCATACCATTTTGCAAACTTATTACCAATTTCTTGATATAACTCAACATAAAGATTTCTTAAATCTGATTCTTTAAATTTAAATTGTAAGTCAGGTATTTGTTTGTTTAATGCAAGAAATTCATCAATAATGCTATCATTTTCTTTTTTAAAGTAATTAAACCATTTACGATCTTGTTTTGATTCGCTACTATCTAATTGCTTTAACCAATCTTTATGATAATTTCTTTTGAATTTTTTAGTCAGCATTTTCAGAGATTCTTTTTGCCCAAGAAACCATTGCTTTACCACCCCAAAGATTATAAGCTACATAACCTTTGTCTTTGTAAGGTTCGTTTCTATATTCTTCGGCAATTTTCGCATTATCTTCGTGTCTTGATAAAAAGCTATGAACTCTCTTAACAGTATCAAGTGATAATGGTTCTCTATTAGCAAGTTGATTTGCTCTTTTCCAACCAACCTCTGTACCACCTTTAACTACATCACGACCATATTTCTCTCTCCACTCTAACATTCTTTTTGCATTATTAGTCGCACCTTGTGGATAATCTTTATAGCTTTCAGCTTTGCTAATGGATTTCTTACTTGACATTGGGTGTCCACTTGGAAGTAAATCAGTATCGTGTTTACCAGATCTAAATTTTCCGTTTCTTAAAACATAAAGAAAAGAGTTTACTCTTGCATAAGCCCATTGATCCTCACTTCTTACACTTGGTCTTACACTTTGTGGGTTTGTTCTATATGCACCAACTCCTCTATTAAAAACTGTTTGTAGTGTTCTATAATTAGTTCTCTTGCAAAAAGTTGTAATGAAACGATTGTTTGCGTTTACTTTATATCCACTTCGATTTAAAGTGTCTACATAACCTCTCGTAATCTTTGACGCTTCTCCTTGCGTTAAATTTTTTGAGAAATTCATTTCT